TTTAAACCGTAATAGACTTAAATTACCAGTCCCAGCAAAACCTGAGTTTGCTGCAATAGAGGGACGCTGAACAACAGCGTCACCACCAGATTCCATTAGGTCTGTTTTGGGACGAGATGAAAGAAGTGTTGGATTACCAAAGAACTGTACGTTCTTACGCATGGTGCGAACTATGTCGTCATGCGTACATATGTGATTGGCTAAGCTATCAAACTCACCAACCCCTTCCATTGAGAAACCTTTAGTATTATTAAAGATTTCAACACAAGGAATGAACCCAAGAGTGTTCTTAAGTGTCTTGGTACGTCCTGGCACACCTTGGTAATTAGTATCGAAAGATAGTTCAGATTCTGAGTGAGTTTCTTCTATTGTTTTACGTTTAATAGAAAGACGTATATAACGTTTAGCACCGCCTTGCCCCATACCTGCTGGGCCTGTCAAACTTGATGTAGCAAGATCCTGCTGATATCCAAACCCTTGACGTACCTTATAGCTATAGATGATTACTACTTCATCAAGCTCGCCGTCAATATTATAAAAACTTCGATATTCGTGACGACGAAAAAAGTAAAGACGATAGTTGTTCTGAGTTGGGCGAATATAAAAAAGACCTTGTCCATCACACAGGAAATAATCCCAGATTGAATCTAGGCGTGTGTCTATTTGATTAAATTTTATTACGCGATCAAGAAAGTCTTTACGTTGGTTACCAAAGTTATCTTGCGCAGGAAAAAATTCAACACCTTGACGGGTGCCAAATAATTTCATCTGCGCCAGGTGAGACGCAACAATCCCGGTATCAACAGCAGCTCCACCATCCTTCTCAAGGTAGGAGTCAACAATCTCTTTTAGCCTGGATTTTGCGTCCAACGACATTAACTATCTCCCCTTTTATATCTATTGATCTTAGCAGTATTTGCTAGACCTTGTCACTTCTTCTTTTTGTCAGCAGCTTCTTTCTTCTTAGCGACCATAGCTTTAAATTTGTCCTGTGCTCCAAGTTGAGCAGCACTCATCTTACCTTTTGCAGGTGGCACAGCACCTTTTTTAACAGGGGGTACCGCACCTTTCTTAGGTGGTACTGCACCTTTCTTAGCAGGTGGCATCTCACCTTTTTTAGCAGCGGCCATAACTAAAAGTTCGTTTAGAATTATTATAGCAAAAAACTACTTTTGTTGAGATTTTTTATATGATCTAGCTGCACGACTTGCAGCTCTAGCTTTCTCAGTATTTGGTACGAATTGCTTACCTTCTTTGCTACCAGCTTTTTTCTTTTCGTCTGTTTTATTACGTTCTTCTTTTGACAGAGAAGCCCATGCTTTTTCTGGTAGGTAACGTTTGGTTTGTCCTTTCTCAATTGCTTTGTCTGCCATATTAGTTATTTACTTTCTTTATATTTTTTAGCAGCAGCTTTAGCTTTGCTGCGTTTCTCATACTCGTCTTTAGTTTGCCACTTTTCGTCACCCCACTTCTCTAAAGATTTTTGCTTTTCACCTTTACCTCCCTTGTATCCACCACCTGCTTTTTCGTAACGTTGTGCAACAAGTTGGGCCTTGCGAGCACTCCATTGACCTGGCTTACCGCCAGAAGAGCCTGCCATTACACGATCTTTAATAGACTCACGTAGCTCTGGTTTAGTGTATTTTGTATTATCTTGGGCCATTATGCTAAAGGTATTCTAGGACGCACTTCACCAATACGACCTGCTCCTGTATTAGGGAAGTATCCTCCTTGACCTTGATTTGCATCAGGATAATATTTAACAGGTGAACTAGGTCCTTGGTTCTGTGCTAAAAGACTTTCAAAATTAGCATTTGCAAGACCTCCCATATTGCCTATTGCACCTATAAGGTTACTACTTCCGGGAACCTCGGCCTTTAAAAAGTTTGTTGCCTTAGCCCCAGGGAGATACATGTCTTCAATTTCTTTTTTAAATTCTGGATTAGCTTCAAGTAAACGATTTACAGCTGGAACTGTTAAACCTTTTCTTGCACGACGGGCATCTCCCCCTGGGGTAATCACAAAACTATTTGCTATATCTTCTGTATTTTCAGGCATGCCTCCAATATTCCCTAGTTGTGCACCGTAAAAACCACCTGGTTGCGATTGATAATACATCTATTTACTGCTTTAATTTTTTATATTCTACTCTTCTATAACTTCATAGCCAGATGAATCATTTACTTTAGTCAAGATGATTCCACTTCCACGTACATCCCAATCTAATATGTCACCTTCGTGCCACCCAAGTTCTTCGACTACTTCATCAGGTAAGACCAAGTACTGGTCACCGTTTTCGTTCTCTTGCACTTCAAGGATGTAGCTCATTTTGATAAAAGCTTTTCCATAAGTTTATCAAGTTTGTCGTTAATCTGTTTAAAATTATCATGCATCTCTTTTATTTCTCTAAGGAAGTCAACTTTTAAAACGTAATCCAAAGGTAAGCGATTGATGTGATCTTCCAAAATATCAATCCGGCGTTTTTGTGCTCCGATATAATCATAAGACTGTTTTATTCGTTCTTGGTTGCGATCTAAAATTTTATTTGCTACCCAGGTACCTCCTGTAAAAGCAGATAAAAAGGAGGTAACAGCAATAGCAATGTATTCAGGACCCACAACAAAAAACGCTTTCCTTTATTATAAGATCAATAATCAAGATGTAGTTGTCCCTTTCTAGCTAAACCAGTAACGAGCCACACGAGAGCATCCACACAATCATCATGACTACTAATACCAAAATTAGTAAGCTCTTCAAACATGTTTGTAAAGTTCCTATAACGGTTAAAAATAATTTTACGATCTTCAAACATGCCCATGATGCCACGGAAACGTGCTAATTTATCTGCTCTAAATCCCTTGACGGGATGCCAGATTAAATTATATAATCCTTCATTATTAAGACACACTCTTCTAAAATCTGCTTCTAAGGAAGCTTGGTATTGTACAGCTTCTGACCAAACATCACATGTCGAGTATGTTGGAAAGTAATTATCGTTATCATCTTTACCAAGTATTGACCAATCGTTAAGAAGTTCTTTAAGAGCATCTAATTTCTCTAGGTTACCCATGACGCGGATACGTCTGTAATCAATAATGTGAATACGATCACCTATGCGTCCACCAAGGATCATTACGGTGTAATCATTCTTTTCCTTAATGCCAGCGGAGAGGTCAACCCCTACTCCTAACGTATCAAATTCTGTTGCAATTTCAGCTTTAACAATAAGTTCTGGAGCTAGGGATAATTCATTTTGTCGAATAACTTGATTCATGTATTGAAAAGAAAAAGCAATAGGTGCTTGTCGTTTCTTTTCTTTTAAGTAATCAAGAGACCACATTTCCGGCCAATAGGATTCTTCATCACCTGTTTCTTCATTATTTTTAATAGCAGAAAGAACAATTTGAATCCAATTATTTTGTTCATTAAATGTTGTGGAATGAATATCATCATGTCTAAAACGTGTGCCAAGACAGATCGCTCTTGCCCCTTCAAACATCGTTGGTGCTATAACAGCATTCCAATTCTCTTGCATTTGTTTTCTGATATCCGGGTTAGATATATCGGCGGCTGATTTTATAGCGTCATCAATCATTACCAAGTGAGAACGTTTTGATGTAACAGAACCTTTAAGACCTGCCGCACAGAGTGTGAATTGCTCGTCACCAGTGGTATCAATACCTGCAAATTTATGATCAATAGACCAATACTCATTACTGGTTACGTTCTTCATTAAACGAACAGTTGGAAATACTTCTTGATATCTTTTACTTTCAATAATACGTTTAATAGTTGCAGACTTAGATCGTGCAATATCCACCGTATACGATAGGTAGAGGACCTGCAAGGGACGTTTGGCTTGCGTATGGATACCAATAGCCCATGCAGTTAGAAGGCCCAAAATAGTTGACTTAGCCGAACCTCTGGGGGCAAGTAGATCAATATTGGGACCAGCAATTTTTAGAAGGCAATCACTATCTTGTTGGGTAATAAAATGCCGATGCCATTCTTTATGATGTTCTGCAGGTGCTTTGTCAGCTACGTACTCACAGAAAAATGCAAAATCGTCTCTTGCCTGTTCCAGGATTTCTACATTCCGTGGCACACGAATTAATTGTTTACGCGCTGCGGCTTTTGCATTGCGGCGGTAAGCAAGATGTGTATAACTAGGCAAAGTAAAACTCAGGCAAGTACTGAGTCTATCTTATTCTTATTGGTTATTGGTACGTTTCTTATCTTGATATTTACGTGCTTTATCTAAAGCGGCTTTACGTTTTTCTTTGTCGTTCATTTCAGTACCATCTTCTTTCTTGGCATCTTTCTTTTTTAAATACTCAAGAAATTGAGGTGGCATTTTACCTTTTGTCATTTATCACTTACCGCTTGTTATCCGATCTTGTAGTAGTTTACGTAAATCAACGTCTCCTCTATTAGACCTACCTGGACCAAAAGCGATACCAGATCCAGGGGTAGGTGTATTTTCTGCACGTTGCTCACCCTGCTCACGTTGCTGTTGCATACGCTCAGCCATGGCTTGCTGTTG